CCACCCCCGATGAGCTTCGGTTCCACCACGGCATCAGGAGCTGCAACGCGGGCCTGGATTGCCTTCAGTGCCCAGCTGATGGCCGCCTTGTTGCCGCTGTCTACGACGGCGTTGTAGTCGGCCAGTTCCTGGGGCTGAAGGTTGTTGGCAGCCCACTGGCTGAGCTGCTGGAAGCCGTCTTCGCCGCCGACCATGGCCTTGAGCTGGGCAGCATCCTGCTCAGACAGTCCGGCGCTCTCAGCAGGAGCTGCAGCCTGAGACCGGGAGACATAGTTCTCCACCACCTGCCGAGGGACATTGAACGCCTCCGCCAGGGTGTCGTAATGGCTGCTGATGTCCTGGCCCTGGTCGGCCTGCCACATCACTTCAGCCAGGTCCAAGCCCTTGCCGGCCAACAGTTCGACAGCTTCCTTGCCGTAAACCTGCGCGGCCTGTTCAGCCGAGTAGCCTTGTTCTGCCGGTGAGGGCTCTGCGGGGTCGGCTTTGGCGGGCTGACCCAGCTTCTTCTCCAGCTCCTGGTATGCCTTGGCTAGGTCCTCCTGGGACTTGAACTTGCCCAGCAGCAGTTCAGGCTCCTGGGCCTGCTGTTGTTCCTGGACAAACTCTTCGAGCAGGCTCTCCTGGCCAGGGGCAACCATCCCTTCAATGCTGCCTTCGGGAATGGTCAGCTGAGGGCTGGTGTCAGGCGAGAGGCTGGCGGGGGTTGCAGTCATGCGGGTTGCTCTTCAGGGGGTTGTTCGGCTGCCATCTGCATTTCCTGCGCAGTGGCAGCAGCAGTGGCCAGCTTCTGTGGATCAGCCATGGGTGATGCCATGGCCTGTTGCTGCATGGCCATCTGCTGGGCCTGCTGTTGTTCAGCCGCCAGCTCGTCCTCGGACTTGACCAGCCCAAGGATGTCGATGCCCATGGAGTACGCCAAACGCTTGATCAGTTCAGGCGGTTTGACGTACTGCGCCAACGCTTCTGGGCCCATGGTCTGACCCAAGGTGGTAGTGAACCGGACCAGTTGCTCCAGATCATTGCCGCGGCCCACAGCAGCCAGACCCACGGTCATGACCACCTTCACCAGGTCCTTGGGCAGCTTGGGAACCTTCCCTTCGCGGGTGAGGATGTCCAGCTTCCGCGCCACATACGGCACCTGGAACTCGGTCGTGAGGATGCTGTAGATCGACCCCAGGCTGTTCTCGATCTGCAACGCCTGCAGCCGGACCTCTTCAGCCGTGGTGCGTTCGCTGTCGCGCACATCGGCCAGCATGAAGGCTTGGCTCAAGCGTGCCTCGATCTGCGCCTTGCCCTGCATCGCCACCGACAGGTCCTGTGACTTCTGCACCTGCAAGGCCAGTACGTCATTGGGATCACCGGTGACGAATGATCCATTCGGTGCCTTGGCCAGGTCCATTGCCTTGGTGACACCAGACGGCTTGACCAAGAACAACACCTTGCTGCTGGCCAGCGAACCCTCGGCAATGGCCTGGGTCAGGGCTTCAACGGTCTGCAGGTCAGCAATGGCCGCGGCCTCCACATAGCCCACGCCATAGGGCTGACCATCCACCCTGGTCATGCGCAGCGGCAGCCAAGGACTCACGTCCAGCGGTGCCCGGCCTTCGCTGCCAGGGATGACCTTGCCCTTCACCTCCTGGTGCCAATGGACGGACTTCGCCTTCCATTCGACATAGGTGTAAAGCCGCACCCGTTTGCGGTCTTCCTTCTTGGGCACCGGGTCCTGGTCTTCCAGGATGCCCTTCAGCTCTTCGTCTTCCTCAGCCAGCAGGTCCTGCACCTTCTTGGGCAGGACATGGACTGACACCTCCTCGCAGGTGACCACTTCCAACGGGTTCCCCATCGGGTCCCGGGAGCAGACGTAGCGGTTCAGGTGATACACCCGCAGGCCGTCTGAGCCGACGTACAGCAAGGCGTTGCCTGACACCACCAGGTGCAACAACGCCTCGTGGAAAACCACCCGGTCGTTGCTGGCCTCGATCTCCCGCAACACCAGCCGTTCGATCTTGCTTAGCGCTTCCTCAAAGCTGCTGCGCTGGCTTGGGTCCACGCCCTGCTGGGCCAGGACCGCTTCATCCAACGAGAACCGGAAGAACTGCTGCGTTGGTGGCAGCAGTGCCAGCAGCATCCGGCTGGCCAGGTTCAGTACGCCCCGAGCGCCAATGCCATTCCATGGCACCGCATAAGACTCCTTGTTGTCCGGCGTTGGCTCGTTGCTGGTCGGGATCAGGTACGGAATGGTCAGCTGCGCTGATGCCCGTGCCCGGTCCAGGTAGTAATTCCGGTCCCCTTCCAGGGCGCGATACCGGGCTTCTGCTGTGGCCATGAGTTACACCGCGACGTTGGCGCCAGATCCCTGGCTTTGACCTGTTGCACCCATCCGCAGACCAGCTGTGGTGGACTTGGCGCCTTGCACCTTTGGCCGACCACCAGCTGATGCAGTCGGGGCCTGCTTGCCGCCCTGCAACGCCAGAATGCGCAGCGACTGGCTGACGGCCTGACCACGGGCACGGATGCCCCCAATTTGTTCTTGCTGCTGGGCACGCATCTCAGCGGCCTGTTGCTTCTGCCCCGCCACTACCAGTTCCTGCTCAGCAGTCATGCGCTGCATCTCAGCGGCCTGCTGCGCGGCCAAGGCCTCGCGTTCACGAGCCAGCCGGTTCAGCTCTTCCTGCCGCTGCTTGGCGATCTGGTTCTGTCGTTCCTGTTCAGCCCTTGCTGCAGCGCCGTTGTCACCGCCACCTCCGAAACACATGGCTCAGACTCCAATGTTGAGGCCAGAGCCAGCCGAGGACGGCGTGCCGGCCAGGCTGATCTTCAAGTTGGCCTTGGGCTTGTCCTTCTTGACCGTGGCAACCGTGGTCTGCGCAGTAGTCGGTGGGGCTGATTCCGATGCAGTTGCTGCATAAGCGCCGGTCTGCTGGGCCGCGGCTGCTGCAGACGCTGCCGCCGCATCGTCCTGGTACTGCTTCTGCAGCCGGGCTGTCTCGGCATTGGCTGCTTCGATCTGCTGCTGCAGCTGCGCCTGAAAAGCAGACTGCTGTTCACTCACCTGCTTCTTGTAGGTGTCCAGCGAGGCTTGGTTCCTGTTGATGTCTTCCTGGCTCGGGCCCTGATAGACGATGTTCGGTTGCTTGGGGGCTGAGAAAAAGCACATGGCTAGACGGAAGCGATGTTGAGACCAGCGCCCTGGCTGGTCGAGGTAGCGGTTGACCGCTCAATCCGCAGAGCACCCTTGCCCTTGGATGTGAGCGTGCCGCGGTTCCGGCCCACAACAGGAGCCTCTGCACTCTTCTCTGGCGGCGGCGTGCCAATCAATGACGCCATCCGCATCGCTTGGGCGGATGTGTTCTCGGCAATCTGACGTTTGGCATCTGATGCCTGCTGGGCAATGCCTTCTTTATTGCGCAGCGCTGTCGTCAGCTCTTGCTGCAACAGGTTGTTCTTGCTGTTGATCTGCTCCTGAATGGCAGATCGCTGCAACTCGAACTCACGCTCGTATGCCCCCGTGTCGGGCATGGTGATCGTTGCTGGTGACCCCCCGCCGCCAAAGCACATCTCAGAAACCCTCCAAGCCAGGTCCAACCCCGTTCTCTTGCTGGTCTTCCAACTTCGATGCCAGCCACCGAATGACTGACACCTGACCAGCGCGGAACCACACTTCCTTCTCGGTCATGTCCAGATCCGGCGCCTGATCGCGGAATTCCGTGGCCAATGCAGCCACAAGACGCTCATCAATCGGCGGAAACCAGCCCATACAACGGGGGTGTAATGGTCCCAGCGTACCGACCGCTTCCATACTGGGGATAGACCCCCACTACCCCGTAGCAATGGCAGACCTTCAGGCCCTGCTGGCCGAGATGCACGAAGAGGTCATCGTCCAGGTGCTTGAGGACCTGAAGAACGGTGACCGCAAGGCCAGACAGGAGGCCATGAACCTGTTGAAGTCCAACAACGTCACAGCTACCGCAGCTGAAGGCTCAACCCTGCGTCAGCTCGCGGGCAAGCTCGACTTCAGCGGGATGGCAGACAAGGTGGTTGAACTCAGACGCCCACCTGCAGCCGGCTGATTCCCCCATGGGCCCGGGCCATTGGCTTGGGCCTCCAACCCATCGCCAGGGCATCCACCATCGCTCCCGTCTCATCCATCCATGCCTCATAAGCCTCCTGCTGCAGCTGGTCTGCGCGGGCTTGTTGGGCACGGTTCTGGTCCTGGGCCGCGGCTTCTACAAAGAACGCGCAGGCAATCGCCAGGGCATCCAACCGGTCGTCGTGGCTGAGACAACCCTTCTCAGCGGTCAGTCGTGATGCCTGGAAGAACAACGACCGGCTGTAGCCGCTCTCTGGGTCTTCATCGGTCATGCGGTAGTCCTGCCGGACCACACGGGTGGTGACAATCAACCGGTGCTGCTGAATCAAAGGGCCAAGCGTGTCGCACAACCGGACTTCCTTGCGGATGTTGTGCTTCACCTCCTCGATGGTGACCGGGTGCTCCCTGAGCATGTGCGGCTTGAGCAGGGCGCTGAACATGCCATCGCCCATGTTCGCCTCGGCCACCACATAGTTCACCTGCCACTTCTTGGCGACCTTGGCCAGGTGCATCAACACCTCATCGGCATAACCCAGGGTTGACCCGCCTGACTCCAGTACAAACAAGTTGCCGTTCAGTTCAGCCAGGACACACCAGGCCAGTTCATCTGCACCACGACCAGCTGGGTCAATCGCCAAGACACAACGCCATGTCTCATCCCTGCTCACCCAGCCGTTCTGAAAGATCGGGCGGTGATAGAAGCGATCAGCACCCATGCCAACGCAGACCAGGTCCTGCAACCGGCAGTCCGGTTGGTTTGACCACACCACCGTCTCTGGCAATGAAGTCCCATCAATGTCCATCACCACCAGGTCACCCAACCGGATCGGATACCGATCCAGGGTGGCCAGACGGGTGTTGAGCATGAACTGCAGTTCAAAGCTCGCCTTGGTCAAAGACGCCTGCCTTTGCAGGATGTCCTCATGGCTGAACCGCTCTGGGTCCGTTGGTTCCCCCGCCAGGGCCGGATCCTGGGTGACCTCAGCCTCCATCCGGGGGCACAGGCTTCCCTCGTAGCAATCCAGCTCCTTGGGATACAGCGCCGGCCAGTACCGGGCTGAGTAGTTCCGTTCCCGAACCAGACGCAGGTAAATGCTGGCCTCGGTGTGGGGTGTGCCCAGGTACAGGATCTTCCTGGGCAACAGCTGTCCCTCATCCGGCTTGATGATCGACTCGATCTCTTCAACCGCATGAGCCACCCGCTCTTGCTTGAGCTGGGTGATCACGTTGGACAACACCTCCACGTCATCCAAGATCGCGCAGGTACACCGCTGACCAGTCGTCTGTGCCTGCACCCCCAGGGCCCGGACCGATGGGGACTGCTCCACCATCGCTGGAGCCACATCAAAAGCCACACCGCTGAACCGGTTGTTTGGACCAGGGATCAGACACTGCAACACATCCACGTCAGCCATGGTCTTCAACATGAACTGCGTGAAGTCAGCTGCTTTCACTGCCGTCGCTGACACCACCAACACCTTCTCGTTCGGATCCATCCGAAGACGCCATAAGGCGTAGTAGCTGGCCAGCAATGACTTCCCCAGCCCCCGGTAAGCCACCGTCAGCTGCTTCCGGGGTCCGTGCTGCATCCAATGGGTGACAGCACACTGCTGCTTGGTTGGACTGTCCGCCAGGCCCTGTTCTCGCAACAGGTAAGCCGTGAAGTTGGTGAAGTCCTGAAGCGGCTCAGGTAGTGGCTCCCACAGCTGACGCATCAGGGGCTGGTCCCACTACCACCCGTGGTCCCACTACCACCACCTGACCCAGAACCCCCGGAGCCCCCTCCAGAAGCCCTGGCAGGCGCTGCAGGCGTGAACTCAGGGCAGACATACCCGCTGTACCCCGTGGCCGTCACAGCCGCCTGTACGACGCTCAGAGGCGGGTCTGAGGTGCCCTCCAGGTGCAAGGCCAACCGTTGGACGTTCGTCAGGTACATCAGCCCTTGATCAGGTCCCTGCATTGTCCCAGCAGAAAGGGGTCATGCCTAGGACATGACCCCTCCCCTCCACTGGCAAGACCCCTGACGCCTGACCTGGAACTACCACGACCCAAACCAGGGCCAGGGGCTGGAGACCCGCAGCTTAACCCTCCCTCACTCCTCGTACCCGCTCTCGTCCAGCCATTCCTCCACCACAGCACGCCTCCGGGCTGGACTGACGATGTCGTCCGCTAGGTGAAGCGCATGGGTGCCCGTGTGGGGGTTGTGGGTCCGCCTGATCACACCACCCTCAACCAGACGCTTGATCGAGCTGACCACATGCGGAAGGTGCATCCCTAAACGCTCTGCAACCGCTCCGGCTGACGCCTCGATCCGCGATGTCGTCGGATCGGTAAAAAGCTGCAGAGCAAGGAACACAGCCCCGTCCCTCGGCTGCAAGGACCTGGACCCGATCAGTGAGACCACTCGGTTCGATTCCGCAACGTGGATGGGCAAGACAGTCATCGGGTACGACCCCGTAGTGCAACGGCATCCAAGCCGGTTACATTCCGGGTGTCCAGTTCCTTAATGACACCGTTACAAGCGCCATACATTTCGGGTGAGCACTTTCTTAAAGAGACCGTGTGACATTTTGGTCCCGAAAACCCTTGTTACAACAGGTTTCGACCCCCCTCCCCCCTTATATGAAATACGATGGAAATCTTCCACAACGGTCCAAGCACTCCTCCGGGCTGCGCTAACGCGCACCCCTCCCCGAGTGCTTGGACCTCCTCCTAACCCTTCCCTAAATAACGCTGGTAGTTTGTATGTACTAAGGGGGGA